TTCTTATGTTGCAAAAGAATTCGTAAAAGAAAACCAACTTGCAATTGAAAGTGGACTTAAAGTGGAAATTATGGAATCGTTTATGTCTGGACTGAAAGAAGTTTTCGAAGAAAACTATGTCGACGTGCCAGAAGAAAAGGTAAATCTTTACGGTGAAGCCTTAGCGGATTTGGAAGAAAAAGAAGCAAAATTGAACGAGCAGTTTGAAGCGAATATCCAACTGTCAAACACTATTGAAGAGTTGGAAAGAGAAATCATCTTGAAAGATGTGACTGAAGGACTTACAATTTCACAAACCGAAAAAGTACGTTCTTTGAGTGAAGGCCTTGAATATACCAATCAGGAAGATATGATGAATAAGATTACATTGATCAAAGATAATTATTTTCCATCAGAATCTATCGTCGAAAGTGTTGTACTCTCAGAAGAGGCAACTGAAACAGCGGTAGAGGATTCACCAGTGGTTCAAGAAGAAAATAAAACCAAATCTATTATGGATGTTTACGCAAGAGCGCTAAGCAAGCCGAAAGATTAAATTTTTATAAATAAACAAGATAGTCAAAAAATTAAAATCTACTAAGGAGAAAAAAATGCACGACTTTAATCAAAATAACATTCAAATGTTGAAAGAGAAGTGGAAGCCAGTTCTTGACCACCCTGATCAAGTCGCAATCACGGATTCATATAGAAAAGGCGTAACCGCCATTCTTCTAGAAAACACAGAGAATGCAACCAGACAAGAAGCAATGCTTGGTAACAGTAATGTAACTATGCAGTCTTTGCAAGAAAGCCCAGCAAACGTAGCGCCAACAGCGCCCGGCGCTGGTGCTCTTCAATATTCCGACCCCGTAATCATTTCTATGATTCGTCGTTCTATGCCAAATCTTATGGCATACGATCTTGTCGGTGTACAGCCAATGACAGGTCCAACCGGACTTATCTTTGCAATGAAATCGCGTTATAACGGACAAGCGGATACTGGTGCTAATCCAGAAGCTCTGCACGACGAAGCAAATACAGCGTTTTCTGGCGACGATACTATTGCACATGCAGGAACAGACCCATTCGCAGGCGCAACTATTACTTCAAATGCGCTCGTTGATGGATCAGGATTCACAACTGGACTTCCAGGCTCGACAGCCGAAGCCGAAAAGTTGGGTGACGGTTCTGCAATGACTTCTGATGGCCACTTTAACCAAATGGCATTCAGCATTGATCGCGTATCAGTCGTTGCGAAAACTCGCGCACTGAAAGCAGAATACACAATGGAACTTTCACAAGACTTGAAAGCCGTTCACGGTCTCGACGCAGAGTCGGAATTGTCAACAATTCTTTCAACTGAAATTACTGCTGAAATCAACCGCGAAGTTCTGCGTACACTGTATGCTCAAGCGAAACTTGGCGCGCAATCACAAATGACCAACAAAGGTATTTTTGATATTGCAACTGATGCAGACGGTCGTTGGAGTGTTGAAAACTTCAAAGGACTTATGTTCCATGTAGAGCGTGAAGCTAACCTCATTGCAAAAGAAACTCGCCGCGGAAAAGCAAACACCATCGTTTGTTCTTCTGATGTCGCTTCTGCACTTGCAATGGCTGGACTTCTGGACTACAACCCACAAATGGATACTGCATTGCAAGTAGACGACACAGGCCAAACTTTCGCCGGTGTACTCAACAAGCGCATGAAAGTATATATCGACCCATATTTCTCTGCCACAGGTGGTGCTGGAAACTATGACTTCGCAATGGTCGGTTATAGAGGAACTTCCCCATATGATGCGGGTTACTTCTACTGCCCATACGTTCCGATGCAAATGGTTCGTGCCGTTGGTGAGAATACTTTCCAACCAAAAATCGGTTTCAAAACCCGCTACGGCATGGTTGCAAACCCATTCGCTGGTGGTGCTCGTGCCAACCAGTATTATCGTATCTTTAGAGTTGACAACATTAACTCTGGTGCCTAAGAACAATAATAATAAAAACCAGAATACGGGGGGATTTTATATCCCCCCTTTTTTTATGACTAAATAGTAGTAACAAAGGGGAGTTGTTTTAGTGGATCTAAATACCGATAATGTTAATTTGTTGAATACACAGACATTCAACTTTTCAATAAACATGTGTCCGAAACTCACTGAATACGTGCAATCGGTTTCAATTCCAGGCGTTACTCTTGGTGAGGCTAGTGCAGAAACTCCGTTTGTTCGTATTCCAGAGCCGGGCGATAAACTTACATATTCTGTACTAGGAGTTTCTTTTCTAGTAGATGAAGAATTAAAAAATTGGTTAGAGATTTTTGATTGGATGACAAGTCTTGGATTTCCAGACAATTTTCAACAATATGGAAATATTCCTGCCGCAAAAAGATTGAGCGGCGAACAAACACGCGACGATATGATTTTGATTATATACAATAATCACTCAACGCCGATACTAAAAGTGACATTTAAAGATGCATTTCCTATCGCTGTCGGAGACATCCCATTAACTGCAAGCGATACGACTTCGGAAGCGCCTGTCGCGACCGCAGATTTTATGTATAGGACATATACGATAGAATCATACAGCTCTTAATATTATACCTATTTGAAAGAACATTATGGAAGAAAAATATTCGGTAAAATTATCCGAAATGCTCCAAGAGGCTGAGCAGGATATAAAAATAGATTTTTTAAAATTGCAGGATGAGTTAGTACACAATCAAAATTTGATTGGTAAATGGATGACTCATCAACAAATATATCAAACAAAATATCAATTTTTAGAGTTGGGATATAAGCAACTACTGGCATCTAAAACAAAATACTATACTGGAAAAATGTCTGAAGATGAAATTCTATCAAAGGGTTGGGAGATAGAAGGAACAAAGATATTAAAGGCAGATTTGAATATTTGGGTTGATGATGACGATGAAATGATAAAATCTAAAAAGCAGTTACTTCTCCTCAAACAAATAATAACACTTATCGACAAAACTTTGGATATATTGATCGATCAAAAAAAATGGACAGTCAAAAATTATATTGATTGGAAAAAATGGCTTGAAGGTAACTAATGAGTAAATTTTACATAAGTAAATTAAACGAAGTATATGCCCAGATAGACTCACCCGAAATGTATATGTTGAAAGAATTGGTGGACTATTTCACATTCAAAGTGCCCGGCGCTGAGTTTATGCCTACATTTAAAAACAAAATATGGGACGGTAAAATACGTTTGTTTAATCCACTCAACTGCAAATTGTATATGGGGTTGATACCACAAGTCAAACATTTTTGCGAAAAAAACAACTACGAGATTGTATATGAAGAAGATGTAAGGGATAAGGGATTTACACCGGACGACTTGAGGGCCCTGGCCAAACATATAAATCCGCATAGTCAGGGAAATAAAATTGAATACAGAGATTATCAACTCGATGCAATATATCATGCAATCAAAACAAATCGCACACTTTTGATATCACCGACCGCATCTGGAAAATCTTTGATGATCTATACTTTGATACGGTTTTACAATATGCACCCTGAAGTAAAAGGAAAAAAGATTTTAATTATCGTTCCAACCGTATCATTGGTTCAGCAGATGTACGGCGACTTTAAGGATTATGGATGGAATGTGGAAAAATATTGTCATAAAATTTCGGCTGGGATAGATAAACACACAGACAAAAAAGTTATAATATCCACTTGGCAATCTATATATAAAATGCCGAGAGATTATTGGGATCAATTCGGAGTAGTTATAGGCGATGAATGTCACCTGTTCAAGGCCAATAGTCTCAATAAAATTATGGACAAATTAACAACCTGTAGGTTTCGATTCGGAACTACCGGAACTCTCGATGGGACAAAAACTCATAAACTTGTTTTAACAGGAATGTTTGGCGAAGCATTGCAAGTAACATCCACAAGAAAACTAATAGACAATAAAACACTTGCAGATTTCAAAATACAGGCTATTGTTCTCAAATACCCCAAAGAAAATTGTAAAGAAATCCGTAAAATGAAATATTCTGATGAGGTTGAATGGATCGTAACCAACCCACGAAGAAATGAATTCATAAAAAATTTGACATTGGATTTAAAAGGTAATACACTTGTATTATATAATTTTGTCGAAAAACATGGAGTCCCACTGCATAAACTAATATCCGATTCTGTCATTGGAGAACGAAAAGTATTTTTCGTGTCGGGAAATGTGGACGCCGATACTAGAGAACAAATCAGAGCTACAACAGAAACGGAAGATGATGCAATTATTGTTGCATCATATGGAACATTTTCAACAGGCATAAATATAAGGAACCTACACAATGTAGTTTTTACATCTCCGTCGAAGTCTCGCATTAGAAATTTGCAGTCTATTGGTAGAGGATTGAGAAAAGGAAATAATAAAACTTCGGCTGTACTATACGATATTGCCGATGACTTACGACACAAAACATATATGAACTTTGCGGTCAGACACTTCTATGAACGCATAAATATTTACAACGAAGAAAAATTTTCATTTAAAATACATGAAATCAATTTATATGGATAGGAAATTAAATGCAAGAATGCAAAATTGTTAGGCTTACTACCAAAGAGGTTTTAATATGCAAGGTTGTACCTATTGATGCAAATAAGGAAAACCAAGAAGAAATTCTATTGCAAGATCCATACGAAATCAAGTCTTTTATGAATCCGCAATCTGGTGATTTCAATTCAACTTTAGTAGATTGGCTGCAATTCTGCGATGGTAACGCAACAGTTATTGACACGTTTAATATAATAACTGTCAATAACCCTAGTATTGAATTGAAAGAACATTACGAATATATTTTAGAAAGACGCGCCGTGATCGAATCAAATGACGCCTTTACTAAAATAAAAAATCCACAAAAAGAAACGGATCAAGAAGAATACACTCTTGAAGATTATATGGACATGTTGAATACTAGTAAGACATATCATTAAGATATTCTTTAAGGCTCAACATAGCCATGCTAACATACCCCAAATGATTCGTCAAGACGTTTTCTGAAGAATTTATTTCTGCAAAGGTGTTGACAAATTTTGGTATCTGTGGTACTATGAAAGTAATAAAATATTTAAGGAATTGTTATGGCAAAAAGAGTTAGGCACCATTATGTTGACAACAAAAAATTGTTGGTTGCAATGGTCGAGTATAAAGAAAGTGTTGATAAATCAAAGGATGAAGATGGAGAAAGGCCGCGGGTTCCCAATTATATTGGGGAATGCATTATGAAGATCGCCCAGCACTTATCCTACAAACCAAATTTTATCAACTACACATATAAAGAAGAAATGATATCTGATGGTATAGAAAATTGTCTTTTGTATATAGACAATTTTAATCCAGAAAAGTCAAGCAATCCATTTGCATATTTTACCCAAATTATCTATTACGCATTTATTCGCAGAATTCAAAAAGAAAAGAAACAGACTTATGTAAAATATAAGGCCATGGAGAACCAAGAATTAATAGATGAGATTATGCAGGGCCCCAATGGATCGCCAGTCAAGAATAATTTTTTAGAATTTATTCAAGGAAATATGGATGATTTTTTAGTAGACTTTGAGGAAAATCAGAGGAAGAAAAAAGAAAAGGCCAAAGAGAAAAGAGATCAAAAAGAGGCAAAGATCGAAAAGGAAAATAAAACCTTATGAAAATTGCTTTGATTACGGACACCCATTTCGGTGCGCGTGGCGACTCTTTGTTGTTCCATGAATATTTTATGAGGTTTTATGATGAAGTCTTTTTTCCTTATCTCGAAGAAAATAATATTGATA